TTCAATAAATTGAAATCCTGCATAATCAACTAAAAATCCATCCGAAATCATCATATTCCAAGTTTGGGATTGATTGATTTTTGGGTAGCGGCCATATTTATTGCCACCAACAATATCCAAAGGAATTTCATAGATTCCTTGTTGGCTCTTTGGCGCCAGTGGTTGTGCTGGCGATGGTTGTAGTTCTGGCATCGCAAATCCTAATAATAAAATTTATACAAATCGTTAGAAAGGGAACCATCCCTGGCTGAGGTTGCAGAATTGCCAATCAAAAGTTGTGTTAGTAGTAAAGAAGCTTCTCTTGTTAATAGACAAATCAGCAGGACTTACTGACTTAAGCTTCTTAACAATCTGCTTTAACTTCATTTCACAAGTGTCTGGAAAGGTCTGGCCATACTCACAGCAAATATACTGGGCAAGCGCAAACCTCAAATATTCAATGTAAAACAAATCGTATGTAAGCGATAAATCTTGATGTAAAGTCACATCACTTAACCCAAACTTACCCCAAACGTTGACGAGATAAACTTGGTTTGGCACAAAATAAAGAAAAAGATTAGCACCGCCAAGACAGCGTTCATATCGATAGCTAAAAGGTAATGCTTGAAGCTGGTCAACACGTGGTGTGCCAAAATATTCTTTGCGGGTTAATTCATTCATCGAAAATCGAACGGTGCCAATATTGAATGTAGTCGTATCTGCTTCTGCAAGATTGGGAATGAAATATTTCTCAGTACCAGCAACCGTATTAAATTGATAATTTGTATAATAAGGAATCAATTGCAAGTCGGAAAACTTCACATCCAATAAAGCATTCAAAAGATACAAACCATCATCCATTTGTGAGCCGCTAATGGTCTGTAAATCTCGAGCCAAAACTTGAGAAAGGAAATAGGCTCGAGTAATTAATTCACTAGCTGGATAAGCCATATTTCCTCTCCTTATTTAAGTTATACGTACCAAGTGTAACCAGCAACATTTAATGCGGTAGCATCTGAACCACTTACGCCTTTGTAATTGATTTCAGGCTTAGATGAAGCGATTTGAGCTAACACAGTCGCATTGCCAGTAATTGGAACAGTAGCCACTTGACCCGTAATAGCTACAGCATCACCAGTTGACTGAGCGCCTTGCATCTTTAAAATACTGGTTGTTGCAGCGTTAGGTGTAAATGAATAAGCAATACTTACTGGAGTATTGTTAATATTAGGAACCAATGCAGATAAATCCACAGCTGTATAGGTTGTAGCATGTCCAGCAGTTACCGCAGTTGCTTGAGGAGCATCATAGGTAAATACGCGAGTAGAGCTGTTGCCAGCACTCCAATATCCTTTAAGGAAATGAACGGAGCTATCACTTACTGCAAAACCTATCAGTAAATAAGCACTGTAACCAAAAGGCATTAAAGGAGCTGTTAACGATGTAGAAATCACTGCTCCTGTTGCGTTGAATGTAACAGGATCCCATACCAAATAGACTGCATAAACAGTGGAGGCAGCAAAAGTGCCTGCATCTAAACCATTTAAACCATTTACAGCGGCATTAATGGTAATTACAGCATTACTATTTAATTGGAAAGTTCCAGTGGAATCCAAGCAACTTCCAGCTGCAATGTCCAACTTAGTATTTGGTGTGGTTGCGTTATTGCTAATGCCAAATCCATTAATATAGTAGGGTAATTCTTGTCCGTATTGAACCGAACCTTGAGTGTCGTATGATTCTGCCATTTTTTTATTCCTCTAAAAATGCGCCCTTTCGAGCGCGAGATTAATTTCTTATAGTGGGAAAATAAGACGCATACTGTCTTCAGCGATCAAAGTGGATCCCCATGTGCAGTCTCTGACATACGAGCGGTTGTCTTTACCAAATTGAACCCCCCAATAATGCCGTAATGATGCCCCAGACTTCTCATCCTTAAAGTAAACAGTCTCGAATGGTGATTGATTGGGCAATCTTGGCATTGCAAGATAGAAACTGTTTCCAGCATCCATCCAACCCGCTTGATGAGAAGGCAATCCAGTAAATTGCATTCCAGCAGCAATTGCATTGTTCAAGTTTTGGTTTTGGTTCTGAGCCCAAACGAGACCAATACTGTTGTTAATAGTTTGAACTTGAATTATCGCAGTTCCCGCTACAGTATTCGCATTAGCTATTGCTCTAAATTGAACAGGTAAACGAGTTGGTTGATGGCCAATGAAGGTCAAGAAACGCATATTGGGCTGACCAGAAACACCATCATTGAACTGGAATAAATCACCGGCCAATACAGCATTTGCAGCAGTAGAGCCTGTTGGTTCGGTAGCAGTAATTGTAGTAACGTTAACACCAGTAGGATCGTTCGTTGAGACCACAGTCCAAACGTTATTAGGAGCTGCAGCGTTTTGCACAAAACCTGAAATATGAATTGGTAATAGGTTAGAAACCCCCCATTTCACATCAAGACCAGCGTAAGAACCTAATTCCCAAGCCTTAGAAATATCATTGTTTCGGTCTGGAGCGAATTGGTTTAATCCAGTTCCAACGATTGCAGGGACCAAGTCAACAGGAATAACGCCTCGTTTCATGTGGGTGGATGCACCAAATGCAGTAAAGTTCGCCCATGATTGCGCTAATTGTTGATATGAGTTAATTGGTGTAACGCCATCGCCATAAAAACGGAATGGGCCAGAATTAATCTGAGCGCTTCCAAATTCAGGGCTATTTGGGTTATTACCAACAACGCCTGATACGATATTCTTTAAAATATCTTGCTCAATACCCGCACCAATTTCTTTCGCGGCAGCAATACCAAATCTATCCATGTATTGTTCTACGTTGAATATAAATTGTTCATCGGTGTATGCTGCAGAAACGTTCTTTGCTTGCGAACAAATTAATGATTGCAAACGTTGAACGGATGGTTGCTCGGTAATAACAAGGCCATCATAAGAAATATAACGAGGTGTACAGTCGAAGGTGATGACATCGCCTAAGTTTCCAGGCTTGTCGTTAAACTCTTCAAGGGATTTATTTGCGTTGGATATGCCCCAATATTCGTTGTCCAACCATGCCAACTCTGACTTAATATAGAGCTGGACGTTCTGTAAAATATTGACTGGTGTATTTGCCATGACTAATCTCTCCAAAATGTTTTAATTTGGAGGTAAGCAGCATGGCGCCTAATGAGTGGTTATCTGCGTTTAGCAAGCAACCGTCGAATATCCTCAACCGACATATCATGCTGGCTTACCTCTTTATTGCCAGATGTTGTGGAGGATTTAATTTGTGACATTGGATCTCGAGCTTGCGCCTCTTCGGCTTTCGCAGTTTTATTGGTTTTAATCGAATCACTCAGACTTTTTAATGCTTTTTGTGCTTGATAAGGCTGGTTAAAAGCCATATTCAAAAGACTTTCCATTTTAGTTGGATTGTCCAGCACTTCTTTCATAATATCGCCGGTGTTATCTAATTGATTCGCCATAGCGATAAATGAATGCATTCTTTTGTCATCGTAATTTAGATTATTCAATTCTGCTTCTAATCCAGGGTGCTCCTGTTCTGCTAATTGCATCTTTTGAACAAATGTATTTATCATTTGGTCTTGCTGCAATCGCTGCACGTGTTGTTGAAGGGCTAATGGAGCTTTTTCAGCAATCATGCGCTCAATATCCTCTTGGGACATTTGTTGCATTCCACCCAATCCCACGCTTTGTTGTGGTTGCTGGGGAACCGGTTGTTGTGTTTGTGCCTGTTCAACTGGTTGTTGCTGTTGCTGTAATTCCATTAAAGCCTCTCTTTTTCCACGTTCAAATGCTTTTGCCTTTTCGCGTTCTACGACCTTTTTTACGACATCACTTGTAAATGTTTTCTTAGGTTCTTCGACCGCTGGCTCATTAGCATCTGTTACAGGCTCATTTTCCTGAATCACATTCTCTAAATCTTCTGTCATAAATCCTCTTATCGACTGATTTTGGCGGTGTCACCGTGAAAATATTCGTTACGTAACGTGTAAAGTTTCGGCCAGGTTAGCGTTTGGCGACGTTAAGTTATTACTATTATTTTACTGCAGTTACAAAATATAGACAACATCTACTTCATGCAGTCTTTGCGCACCATCTTTTTGATTAATTTCTTGTCTTCTTTGACGTCAGAATGCTTCTTCATTTCTTTTTCATGATGAGCCATTTCTTTTTCATGAAACTTTTTCATTTCTTTATGGTGTTTATGCATGTCTTTTTTAGCTTTCATTTCCATCTCCTTTATTTTTTGTCTTTTTTCATTTTTGCTTTATAGGCTTTATCTTCTGTTTGTTTTGTTTTAGCACGGGTTCTCTCAACCACCTTATCTTTTTTACCTACTTCCAAAGGGTCGGTAACTGGCATATCTTTTCTTTTTATTTTCTTGCCTCCAGGCTCTTTTTCTTTATTCACTATTTTCTTTTTGGTTTTCATTGTTTCGTAGGCCATTTTAAATTCCTTGGTTATTTTTTCTTTTTCTTTTTAGATTTTCCTGCTTCTGATAATGCTATAGCAATGGCTTGTTTCTAAGGGCGTCCAGAATGTCTGAGCTCAGATATGTTTTCAGAAATTACTTTTTTACTTTTACCTTTCTTTAGTGGCATTTTAAGTCCCTTACCAATTTGTTTCGTAAACAACCTAGCCTTTTATTCATCAAGGCAAATCATAGTTAAAACAAACTATCATGCAGCACCTGCAACAGCAGCTTCTCCGGCAGCCTCTACCATATGAACAGCGGTAGCACCTGCAGCATTTAAAACAGGATTAGCAACAGCAGCAACTTTAGGAGATTTTGCCGCCAATAAATTTTCGAGCTTGGACACCAATAATTCAATTTCTTGAACAATCATATTAAGAATCGCTGGCTCTTCTTGTAATAATTCATGTTCAACAATAGATAGCAGATGACTGCTTAGCATAGTGAGTATTAGAGACATGATTAATTGCTCCTTAACTTTTTCAATGTTTCGGCCAGGTTCGCTTGCCTTCTAGTGGTTGGATTCTTAGAATGCTCTGCTTTTTCCAACTTTTTCTCAGGAATCTTTTCGCCTTCTTTTACATGAAGCTTCTTTCGCAAAGCACCAGGATGCTTTATAGCACCCTGTATCCATTTGTCGCTCATCATTAATTCTCCTTCCCTGAAACCTGTTCTCGAATATGGGTAATTTCCTCTTCAAGCATTCCACGAACTTTTTTAATTGTGGCATTGGGCATATTGTTCATGATATCGATGACCGCCTGAAGAGTGGCCAAATAAACCCCAATTTCTTCTTTTTTCATATCCATCGAGTCGGTTTCCCGTAACGTGATTCTAAAGAGCGGGTGTAAAGGTTTTTCATAAGTTGAGTGCGCTCAGTATTGCTAATACCATCAGTATGTTTAAACATGGCTTCATGTATTGAATGCCTGTCATGACCCATGGCCTCTAAACGCTCAACACCACCATTTTCATCAAGGTCATTCGCTGTTATTTTATATTTGCTCATGATTGTTAACTCCTTGCTTATGAGGAGCATTTTCTCCCCATCTGTGACGATTTTTTTTAATACAATCTTGCATGTTATCTGAATGCGTCCCCAAAAATAAATGCTCAGGATTACAACACAACCTATTATCGCAGTGGTGGCAAACAAATAATGAATCATTAAATTCACCATAATAATATTTATATGAGAATCTATGAACGGCCGTAACTTCTCCATTTACTGACATCCATCCATAACCTTTTCTTTTTTTTCCTTGCCAATTCCAGCAATTATTTTCGGTAATAAATATATTATCTAACATACATGACAATAAAGAATCATATCCTTTTAAATATTTTACAATATTTGCGCATCCATGATTTCTTTTCCTTGTATAATGCTTAACGCAATAACCTTTGGCTTCATACGGCTTATCGCATCCAGGATATGAGCATTTTTCATTAATAATAGGATTTGCAATATTCCCTGTGTTTTTGAATCTTTGATAATGTTTATTACAAAATCCTTTGGCTAAAAAGGGATTCTTGCAATTATCTACAATACATACAGAAGGATAATTGTCCGATTTTTTTCTAACCAATCCGGGGTCGCCATTATTTTTTAGCCTTTGATAATGTTTGTTACAATAACCCAGACCTTTGTATTTTCCATTACATCCTTCAATATTGCATTTATTCATCTTTTTTTGATTCTTTATTTATCTTGTGGTGCAAATCAACTGATTTACGAATTGATTCATGTTCTTGGTGTTTAATACTTGCAAGCTTGCTGGCAGCATCAAGACTATGACTGATGATTTCGGCTTCAGCTTTTTCACGCTGAATGGCTGCATTAACAGACTCTTGCTCTACCTGTTCTTGTACAAGAATGGCATCGTTTTGAACTTTTTCTTGCTCAAGTGCGAGCTCAGCAACTTTGATTTGTCGGTCAAATTGATTTTGCTCTTCTTTCATTTGAAGCTCTTGGCCTTGAAGCTGCACTTTTTGGACATCAGCTTGTGCTTTTATGAATCTCGGGTCTTGCTGCATCATTTGTTGCTGCATTTGCATTGATTGTTGCTGTTGCTGCTTTTGTTGTGCTAGCCACTCTTCTGCTGCATCTTGTAATCTATCTCCCGAATATATCACGAGATTACTTAAAAGTATTGGCAATCCTTGCTCGCTGTTCATAAACTCTGCAAATTTTGGCGAGGCTTGCATGAGCCCCACAATTTGCGCCATCGCTTTATCTTTTTGTACCTGGAAGTTAACTCCAGCCTCTATCTGTACCTTAATAGCGCCCTGCTCATAATTAATGGCGGGCTTTCCTGGAGCATTGATGTCTTGATAAATGCGGTCTCCAGCCTTATTAACGATGGGAATCGTTCTGCGTCCAAGAAGATATTTAGGCATTAAATCCACATGAATGCGCGCCATCTGCTCAATCCCAGCTAAATAGCCTATTGTATATGGCATCCCTGCTGCGTTATCGACATTACTGGCCTCGATAATGGCTTTTCCACTGATATAATCATGCGCATTTTCTGGATTTGAGCTGCCAGAGCCTAAAATTGCTTGAATAAATTGAACAGACTGATTAAAAGTTCCCATAACCTCTGGAGGCAATGCAGGATACTGCACCTCCCTTATTGGGTCTGGGATTGGTTTATCTGGATTATTTTCACTGTAAGCTCTTACCACTATCGTATTAGCTCGTTGTGGTTCCGTAATTGCATCAATATAATCTTGCTGTTGAGGGATAGCTTCTTCTTTAACAATGAATTTAGAGGCTGATAAATTATCCGTGCTATTGGTAATCGCAATTCCCATGAAGTTCATCATGTCCTGCGCGCCTTTGGCATGATAATAATAGGGTTTCGTAAATTGATAAGAAGTATTGGTATGCCCTTTACAAAGGACGTCAGAATTACCATCAAAGAATACATGTGGCAAATAACAATAATCGGTCTCAGAGTATTCTAAAATTTGGTCTCGAATGAATTTGTAATTGCATATGATATCTATCACAGTTGTTCGTCGAGCGACAACTTGAGGGATTTGTTCTATTATTTGATTGTCATCCCAAAACTTTTGAAGCTTCCCATATTGCCTTTCAGTCATCACTTTACCATCAGCAAGCTTAACAATTTTAGCTCGTTTCTTTTTCTTTTCGTAAAAATCACAAACTAGGATAATATGATTGTCATACATGTCCTTATAAGACCATTGATATGACTCAATATAGGAGCTATCTGCTTTCAATGTGAACTTCACATTCGGGAACTGCTCTTGCAACTCTTCAGCAATCACAGGATACATTTCAAAACTAAATTGACCATCACCTTTGTGTGGAGCTCGTGCTAGAGGGTCAAAACCCACCATGGTCGCATCAAAACATTTTTCCCAGAAAATATCCTGATTGAATGACATATCAGATTGGAAGTCAGTCCTAACTTTAGCAGCAGAAAAGCCTCCGCCCAGCATGTCTTTGTAAATTTCAAAGCTAAAGGAATTTTTATTTGCATCATGGATTTTATGACGGATATTGCCTTCAACAGTCTCGATGACTTCATGCCCCACTGGAACTCCTTCACTAGGACTGACCACAATAGAAGGCTCATGCATTGAAAACTCACCGAGCTTTCTCGCAACAGCAGCGGCACCCATATTAAATTCTAATTGGGGTCGATTTAATGAGGTCAACATGCCTTTTTGCTGCTCAGTCAATGTTTCACGAAACGTATAGTTCTTAAAGTCTCTAAATCGTTGGCAGTTGTCTTTGAAGTAAATGTATGCGGTTTCAACTGATTTACATAATTTAGGTAGATTGTCTTGTGGAATTTCCCTTGCCATTTCGACCTCTTATTTATAGAGATTTGTCCGCGCAGCATTATATTCGCGAGATTTTTTAGTGATTATACTAGCAATTTCGCTACTTTTCCTATCATTTTCGAGTGCAGATTGAGGAAGTGCGAAAGTTTGTGCAAGTGCATCTGCTTCATCAGGGGAGCGAATTCCTCTTTTTTTCATTTCCGCTTTTTGTTCCATAACTAATCGCGAATTAGAATCGATTTTATAACGAATGCCGCAAAGGTCTGAATGAAGACTGTCGTCATCAGGAATCTGGCATGGCTCATCGAGTAGCCACGCCTTCATCTCACCCCACATTTCAGCGCGTTTATTGCTGTATCTTTTGCTATCATAAGGAGATGAGCCTGCATTAACAGAAACAACAATTTCTCCATGTCCAAGCTCTTTAAGCCTGTCTACTATACCCGCTCCTAAGCCACCGACATCGATAAATACTCTAAAAGGATTTTCGTCCATGATAATGCGATGAATAATCCCAGTAAGCTCCATAGTATCTTTTTTGCTGTATGATTCCCGTCCAAAAGCGACTCTCCCTTGCCTTCTTATAATCGCGCTTCTATCGTCACCGAAACGAGCTGGGTCTACCCCGATTAATAATTTTCCATATTTTGATGCCTCTGTTTTTCTGCACCGCATTACAAGCTCAGATGAGATGTAAGAGTCTTCTCCTGTTAACTGAAAAGATTCATTTGCATTACAAGGATATTCTTGACGGAAGGATTTTTCTCCATCGGTTCCATTGACGCTTAGGTCGGCAATTTTACTTCTGCGCCAATTCAATTGCTCATTGGTAAGTCCGTATTGTTTGGCTAAATCCAATTCTGTATCATTGAGAACAAATTCAGCATCGACAGGCTTTTTATATTCATTCTGCCAAAACCAGGGGACAAAAATTGCTATGTATTCTGATTGCCCTGCTTCTGCTTTCTGCCACATTTGATGAAAATAATTACCCACCCCATTAGCCGTGGATTCAAGAATGATTTCTGTGCCTTCCTCATTGGGTACTGCTTGCAATATTCCCTTTGCGTGTTCAGCTGCATTGTTCCAGAACGCGACCTCCGATCCATGCAGTAATTGAATTGTAGCGGAGCGACCAACGCTAGGGTTTTCTGCTGTTCCTAATTTATAACCACTATCAAGGATTCCAAAAATCAATTCTTTAGCATTACTTGTGGCTACTTGTGGCTTGACGAGTTCGGGCGTATGCTCGTAAAACCTTTTTGCCATCTTATACAGGTTTTGTGTGGCTTCTAAAGCATGGGTAAGTATGAATGCTTGGGTTCCGTATCTGTATGTCACCTTATGATAATAACGGCCACCAACGTAAGTTGAGCAGCCCTGTTGCCTTCCCTTAAGGATCAAGGCTCTAACTTTTCCTGTCTCGTTAAGTTGTTTTTCTAATTGAAAATGAATATGCGCTTGGGCTTTATTCATTAAAAAAGGGGTCACAGCACCTGACTTAGTGCGAATTTTTAGGCATTTATTGGCATAATGTAAGAAATCATCTTTGAGTTTTTGACGAACTTGTTTTTCATGTTCATCCATTTATTCAAGTTCTTTTATCGAGTCTTCGTGAGAAACAGTGACTTTAGTTTCTACTTGCTGTCTATCGCCATATATTTTAGGGGCAAGCTTTGATGCAAGCCATTTGCGTGAGTCAATAACTAAACGTGCTTGCGCCACCATTCCAGAATCTAAGCGTTTAACACCATGCTCGTCTACGTAAGAAATATCAATTAAATCCTGTGCAACATCCTCAATAGCTTCAGCCATCAATTCAGCTTGATTGCGCTTAGCTTGCGCGTAATTGTCAGCAAACTTTGGGTGTTTCCAACGCCATTGATTAATTGTTTCATAAGAAGGAAGTTCAGGAAATTTCTTGCAAAGACGCGGTAACCCTTCAGGATTTGAAGCTACAATCTCACATATTCTATCAGCAAGTTCGGGGCTATATTTTGTAGGCCTGCCACCAGGATGTTTAGGCTTTTGCTCGCTCATCATTCACCTTCTTAGGTCTGCCACGACGAGTTAATTTAATTTCAGAATTTTGTAAATGTTCATTAACATACTCAACTTCAACATCAATGAACTTATCAACCAATTTATCCATTTTGGATTCAATTGTTATTTCTTTTTTTTCTTCGGTCTTTATATGCCCTATCCCTTTGCACTTGGGGCAGTCTTTAATTAAAGCGCCAAGACCAATAATCGTTTTTTTGCCAATACAACAATCACATCGTGTAATCATACTTATCCACAAAAACTGTGCATAACTGCGTTAATAACTAAATAATATCAATTATTTTTGAAAAGTGTCAATTTTTTGACGTTATCTTGATATAAATAAGAGGATAATAAATTAAAAGCCCGCCTAATCACGGGCCCAACAACAACAATAACAACAATAACAATCATTACCTAAAGGAATCACAATAATTTATGGAGATAAAATATTATGCATAAAGAATATAACATGTTTGCAGGAAAAAGACACAGGATGATTAAAGAAATGGGATAAAATACAATCAAAAAATGATTGCCGCATCCTCTAACTTTCGCAAGTAAGTTAAGTGTAATGATGCGGCTAATGCTTTAACAAGCAGTGTTATTTTAATTAAGAATGTGAATAATGCAACCCACTATCACGCAAATCGATTCAATTAAAAAAATATGTAGCAAGTTTATCCGTAAAGGATATCTCGTTTATTTCGGGATAGCCCCAGAAGAATACGGCTCATATGCCATCGTGCGTATAAAAAGTGAATGCAAAGAGTGGAACTTTTCAGACCCCAGCTGGATAGTTGTTGAAAAGCAGTTAACCAAACTATTCAACCACCTTAATTGATGTTGCTATATCACCTTTTGCAGATTTTCCAGGAATAAAAGTTACTTTTTGACCCACATCCAAAGTACGAAAGCCTTCTTTGTCTATTTCTTTGAAATGTGCAAAATAATCTTTGTTATCACTTTGTATAAATCCAAATCCACGCTCAGCACTAAACCACTTTACAGAACCATTTTTCATCAATATGCGTCCTAATCTTTGTCTAAAAATTCTTATTAAATCCCAAGAGCATCCTCATGAGACGACTTATCTTCAAATATGGTATTACGAGTTGCAATTATTAACAACATGTTCCTTTTTGTGTGGCAATATTTGAACAAATACCTTTACTTTGTCAGGCTGGCATGACATAATTTGACCTGATTTATAACGGTAATGGAAAAATAATAATCAAGAATGGACTTCTCAATATGATGTAGGAGTCGTAAAAAAATGAATCAAAAACAATTGCAAGATTATCATAATTTATTCAATGTGTGCGAAAAAATATTCCTAAGAGCCAAAAAGTTATACGGAATTAAAATGGCCAGACGTCGCACGCTTTCATTTCTTTTAGGAGCAAAAACAAACAATACATGCGCTGAGAGCTCCGAAATATTTCAAAAATTAATCTATGAATATTCGTTCAAAGGACGCAAAAAAGACCACGAGAAAAAGACTTTCAAAAAAGATAATCTTCGCTATCAATTCGTTATCTATCAAGCGAAAAATCTTATAAAACTCATGAAAAATTACATACATTCAGTTGAAAATGAAGAAAATACCATCAAACAAAAATTCGCAGTTGATATGTTAAACAACATGCTTAAAGTTTATGATATGACGGACGAATTACCGGATGAAACAAAACAAATCATCCAGAACTTTTTTTAAATCTATCGTTAGTTAATTTTTGTTAATACTCCTCAAAAATGAATTTGCACGAAAACGCCCTAAATTTTGCTTTTGGTGCGTTTTCTCTGTTTCGCCCATTCCATGTACCCATTCATCGAGATATCGCCTCAAAATCAAACGCTGCTCGTTTTGCGGGGTGTTTTGTAAATGTTTTTCGATGAAGGCGTAATCTTCTCTTAATAATCCGTAGCCAATGTTTAATACGTGGGCGCGGAATTTGATTAATATGGCGCTGTTCATTGCAGCATGTCCCTGATTTTGCTTATTTCGCATGTGTAAGTTTCGGTTTTCTTTTCTTTCATTTGGCATGAGGTAATCTTTTCTGGTGAAATAAGCGCTTTAGGAGCCTCCTTAATCGGCTCATTATTGCGAATCATGCGTAGAGCAATTTCATAATTGCGAGCAAAAATAGGAAATGTTGTGCTTCGCGCTCGATTTGTGAGTTCAAAAGCATCACACATCGTCCAGGCATGATAGACAGCGTCATGTGACCAAATCTTTGGCTGTTGCAATGGGCTCGAGTTTTTTGCAGCCTCAATATAGGCTTTCTCAACATGTGGCGCATCTTTTGTTAAATCTTCCCTGCACCATGCAATAAATTCACCGACAGATGGCGCGAAAGGATTTTGTGAACTCCGGCATTTTTTCAAACCTTTCTTGATTTGATCCATGTTGCATAGATTGGCTTCCATAAACGCTAACAACCATTGCTTTTTTGCTTCCCGAAAACAGTCATTTGTTGGCCAAGCATTTTTAAACGCTGGGAAAATGGCTTGCAACTCGGTGAAGAGTTTATTAATTATTTCAAATGTTTTTTGTTCTATGCCGTCATCCATTTCATAAAACTCCAGCCATCAAATCCTTAGCTAGCTCATATCCCCAGCTTGTGTCGTTGTGATCATAAACCGTTGTTTTATGATTCATTGATGGTTTTGTATTTTCAAAATAGCTTAGTTCCAAGCTTAACCATCCATTCGCTACCATGCGCTCAAATGCATCTATGGGATATATGGCTTTATCTTTGAGCATTTGCAGGACGTTATTAATTCGCTTCCATGCTGTAGGCGTAATAGGTGAGCGCTTCTGTTTTCTTACCATGACCCAGTCTTCGAGCATCTCTTGTGGTATGTCATGAGGATTATCTTTCAGAAGGTCTTCAGATTGGAGTTGTGTGCTTTTTGAGCTTTTGGTTTTTTTGGTTTCGTAATTATCAAAATAATCAGACTTAACTTTGGTCGTAGGTAATTGATTCTTGGGCTTTGATTCTGGTTCTTCGTTTTCAGATTTTGAATTTCTTTTTGTAATATTATTTATAATATTATTTTTCTTATTATCTCTTTTATTTTTTATATATATATTATTTGTTAGTGTTGTTTCACCACATTCTGGTTTTTCAGTATTCTGGTTTTCTTTACCACAATACGGAATTTCAGTATTCTGGCTTTCATCTGGTAATTTATTTTTTAAAACAGTCTCCCAATAGAGTATTTTTCCAGAATCATTTCTAATGCTGGTGACCTCTAATAGACCGATATCTTTTAAATAGCTCATGCATTTATTAATAAAATCCCGTCCTTTATTAAAATGCTGTTGTAAATGATTTTTACATATTTCCCAGCCCTCATCCTTGGACGCCAAATAAACATAAACCCCAAGTGCTTCTGGGTTTTTAATTCCGTTAATTACCGAGTTAATTATTGTTGTCCAACCCTTTTGTTCGCGTCTAAGTATATTCGGGGTATTTTTTTCAATAGCCATATCTAAATCCTTTTACAATTTAATGTTTTTAAAGTTAATTGAGTAATTTTTGTGAAAAATACTGAGATAATCTTTGAAAAGTTTGAGTTTTGATTGATGTGCAGATATAATTCGTGATGTTTCATATCTTAAGTTTCCTTTTGAAATATGAAAAAAAATGGTTCATTAATATAAATTTACTTATATGTGAACGAAAATGGGTTGGGGAAGTTGACATACTTTTTAAATCCTGTTTTTTTGTGAACAATCAAACTTGGCGGTAAGGTGTTCACTAATTAATTCTGTAGCATGGAAGCTTTCTCACTATTCTACTCCCAAAAATTCATTTCTTCGATTGTTTCGCGCAAAAATTAAGATGTAGTTCTGTCTGCTTTCAATTTCCCATCAGTTAAGACTTCGATTTGATACTGTCTTATAATTGGAATTTTTCCTTTCTTAAACCATTCATTTACGGAACTTCTACTGATGCCAAGTAAGCGTGAAATTTCAGATTGGTTGTTATGGAAATATGCTGCAAGTTCTTCGATTGTCATGGGAACCTCTGGGAACTTCTGCAAAAAGTATTTTCTTTTATATTCTTCATGATTTATACTTCCCCCCTGTTTAGGTAATAAAAAATGCCTAGGCAAAGAGCACGTTAAATTTGTAAACGGTTACTAAATTTACACGCTTTTTTTGTTTTAAAAACTTACACTATCGTCGCATGATAATGTAAGCAGAAATTGTTCGTATTAAGCCCCTTTATTGGGGCTTTTCTTAATTATTCTTCTAAAAATAAAATTCCTGGTGTTGATGAAGGATTGCGTATTTGTGTTTCTCTAAATAAATCATTAAGCCAATCTTCTACAATGTGTATTTCATTAATATTAAAAAAAAATGGTTTTGGATGTGCGGGATCTCTGTCATAAATTGAATTTGCTAGTCTCTCTAAAAGTTGAGATGATTTTTCATGAACATTTATTGATACCATTTAAAACTCCTATCTTACAAATAGGTTAATGCAAAGCATAATAACACAGCAAACCAACCAACCCGCCCAAAAACCTTGTACGCGCCCTTCTTTGAGGAAAAATTGTTTATTCTGATCTAACATTTCATCTAGGGCGTATTGCATTCTTGGTGGGAAAATATCATAAACCTTGGAATTATCAATCGGGAATTTAATTAATTTAGCCATTTTACATCCTTTGAATTATTCAACTCGTAATTCTTTAAACAGAGCATTTATTACTTCTTGTATTCTTTGAATTCCCATAGCGTAAGAGCTACATATAGCCATTTTTTCTACATTGTGCTCACGATGAGCTATTTTTAATTCTCGTTGAGCGAGGGCTCGCTCCATTTCTAAATCATTTTCTATGCGTTTCATTAGTTCTAAGTGTCGCTGGTTAGGAGTCATGCTTCATTCTCCTCAAGCCATCTTTCTAAGAAATCCGTTCTTTGGTTATCTATTTCTTCACAACTATGTAAAAGGCGTTGCAAATACAGAAATTCATCATAATCCATTTTTTTATCTCGAGTCATCTTTATAAATTCACGCTGGGCTTTATAAACTCGATACATCATCAATTGAAGATCGTCCATGGAATACACCTTATCTACAATATATTGTAAAAATGAAGCGCAATAGGAATAACTAAAGAGCATAATACATAGGTTATTAAACGATTAATTTTATTATTAATGCTACTAATTAAACTTTCTAATTCATCAAAACGTTTGTTGTACGTTTCGTCCATCACTCTTAATTTAATTTCATGCTCCATAATCTCATCAAAAGAAAGTTTCATGATAATCACCTTCTGAGGCGACGGTATCTTCATTTACTTTATCAATATTTATGTACAAAAAGCTATCTAAATGATTGAGCTTGTTGGCGATAGAGAATAAAAAAATTGTACTTCCTAGCATGCAGCAAATGATTATAAACAGACATAGGTCATAAATTTTGTCTTTCATTTTCTTATTTCATCCCTTAAACACATTAAACATTCCGCAATCACTTTGAATGCCCTAATACTAACTGATGGATCGTAGTTAGTTGTTTCTATTAATTGCTCTAAACGCATAAATGCTCGGTTTATCGCCCTTCCCTCGTGAGCTGCTCTATATGCTCGTAGTTCTTCTAATTCTTTTAACAAATCTCTATCACTTGTCATCTTCAATATATTCCAGTGATGCTTTTAAGATGCCTTTGGTTAATTGTTGAATTTTGACTTGTGACACGATAGGGATATACCCCTGCTTCATCCAGTTACAGTACGATGCCTGCGACATCCCTGTTTTTTTTTGGAAATTATAGCCTGTTTTGTAATATTTCTTGAGATCTTGAGGGGTCATTTTGTGATTATTAATTCATTTGGTTGAAGTATATTCAATCATTTGAAGTAATTCAATGAAGTAAAGTATATGTATAACTCATTTTTCCGCATAAAATTTAAATGTTGATTTTTAGAATAAATTATTCATTGAGAGTTATCGGGATCTTTTTTGCTTTTGGCATAAGCATAGCCCCCTATTCCACCAGTACTGAAATATAAGACTGCTTTTAATGCTTCCATTACGATTTTATCTTTATTCATATAAAGAGCGAATCCAATTAGTATAAATAGGCATATTAAAGCGATCCCACAAAAAACATAGCGATTTTTATTAATTTTTATTTCATGATTTCTTGCCGATTCTCTATCTTCTTTATTTGCTTGTAACGCTGCATTTGCATATATATGAGCATTATTATTATTTTGTTGTTGTAATTCTAACTCCTTCCCTCTCATCAAAAGCTCTTGCTCTTGAACAGAAAGAAACCTTTCTAATAAAGCTGGATTTGGATGTCTAGATTTATCTTTAGTAGTTTCGTTCATTTAATCTACTTGTATATAGGATTTTTATAATGAACTAATATTCTTCCAAAATCATTCTTCCCCAATCTAGGAGGAATTATTTCAGAATTTGATATATTTATTAGTTCTTGCTTATTTAGTTTTAAATAGCTTTCAGGCGAAAGAACTTCTTTTTCCACCCTCTTTAATTGAATGGACTTTTTCATAAACTTACCTTTAATATTTATTTAATTTAATTATAGCTTCGTTTTCTAATTAAACATTCTTATTCTTTATTCTGCGCTCCATCGATTCTTTGTCTAAATCAATCGGAATCGTCGTCTTCATTTTCATAACGATTATAGTAATGATAATCACCCTCTTCATTATTAAGTTTTTGACAAATATTTCGATCTATTGATTTACTATGCCTTCTAACATCATTTAAAACGTCAATTAATATATCTAATTTTTCTGATAATTTTTCTGAATTTTCTTCAATATTGGAGATTTTTTCATAAAGATTAATTACTTTCATGATAATAAATCCCCATATAACTGCTAATATTAGATACCCTTTAATATCCCATAAAAACGCTAAAATTAAATAGGATGTTGCTTCATTCATATTATCTTCTTATATTTAAATTTTAATTCCCTCCCTTTTTATTTTTTTATTCCATTAAACTTTTATTTGCTGCTCATTCTTTTTTGCATGGATTCTTTGTCTAAATCTATAGGCATATTAGCGCCTGTGATTTGGTTTATTTTTAGTTGCTGGGTTACAGGGATAAATCCTTGTTTTTTCCATCTTGTAAAGTTCGATTGTGCCGCATTTATTTGTTTGCATAAGTCATAAGGACTTTGGAAATGCTTAAGTGCCTCTTCTATTGTCATTTATATTTATCATTTAAGTATTAGTTCATTTTGTTGAAGTATATATACAGATTACCATCTGGTAAACACTTATCAATTAATTATTACTTACCACTTGATAAGTAATTATCATTCGGGTAATATGGCCTCATCAAAACAACAACAAGGCAAAAAAATGAGCGCAGTACTAAAATACGATATACTTGACACTTACCATGATGATGATTATCAGGATGATGTGACAATGGTTAAATCTCTATGTGAAATAAGTGTTCATGACCTTGGTGGTGTCAACCACTATGTGTATCTTACAAAAAACAAAAAATTCGGATTTGATTTAGAAATAATCAATGAAGAAGACCAAATAATTTACAAAGACAAAGAATTCCATCCCTACGCTTTAGATAGCATCGCCACTTTTTGCAGAAGCTTTTTGCGTAATTATGACCATGTTATGGCGCAAATGGAGAAACTAGATGCGTGATTATATTACACCGAAGGAACGTTTAACGTTTAAAAGAAAATCATTTTTTAGATTCTTTAAATTCTTTAGGAGATAATCATGGCAGCTAATTTAAAATATATTGATGAACCTCGTTTGTCTTTTAATGATGGAATTTATGACATCTCTAATGATGAATATCATGGCTCAGAAGGCATCAGCAGAAGCCAGTTAATGCTTCTTGATAAAAGCCCCTACCATTTTTGGTATGAGCATCTTTCTGGATTATCACAACCTCAAGAGCCAACTTTACCAATGGTCATGGGTTCATTGTTTCATACACTCTTATTAGAACCCCATATGTTCTCCAAAGAATATTGTCTTCTCTCTAAAATTGACAGACGCACCGCTCAAGGCAAAGAAATCTATTCTAATTTTATTGAAGAGAACAAAGGAAAAATCATTATATCGCAAGAGCAGTTCGATAAAGCAATGCACATGGCTGAACTTGTAAAGAAACATGAAATCGTTTCAACATTACTTGATGAGTCCGTGTTTGAGCAATCGATATTCTGGACAGATAAGGAAACCGGATTGCAATTTAAAGTACGTCCTGATATATGGTCACAAAAAATGGTTGTGGATGTTAAAACCACGCAAGATGCGTCGCCAAATCGCTTCATGAGTAGTGCGTACAAATATGGATACTACATTCAGGCAGGCATGATTTACGAAGCCTGCAAAGCAATTGGCAAGCCTTTTGAGATGTATGTCATCTTAGCGATTGAAAAAGATGAGCCTTATGTTCCATCGGTTTTCATTCTTGACGGGGATGCCTTACAATTCGGAATTGACCAATTCCAGAATTACAAACGCAAATTAAAAGAATGTTTTGATAGCAATAAATGGCCTGCTTATCCCGTTATGGAATTATCTGTGCCCAAATATGCTGCTGTAGATGGAGAAGAAGAATGAGTACTGAATTAGCAGTGAACCAAAATAATAGTTTAGTCATGTGGGATGATGCGAAGAAGCTTGATGAGATACGCAAGCTATTCGCTCCTAAACTTACCGAGATGGAGTTTCAATTCTTTGTAGGTCTTGGGAAAGCTACAAATCTAAATCCATTCACGAGAGAAATTTGGTCGATAAAGTACCAAGACAATGCGCCTGCTCAAGTATTCATAGGACGAGATGGATACAGAAAAGCAGCACAAGCGCATAGTGAATATGATTTCCATCAATGCGATGCAGTCTATTCTAATGATGAATTTGAAGTGCAAAACGGGGAAGTAAAACATAAGTACAAATTAACAAACAGAGGCGAATTAATTGGCGCATATTGCATTGCTAAGCGTCATAAATCATCGCGCCCCATGTACGTTTTTGCAGAACTTAAAGAATACTCAACGGGCAAGAGTCTTTGGAATCCTCAGACCGGGAAGCCAGCGACCATGATAAAAAAAGTAGCCGAAAGCCAATGCCTGCGCGCATGCTTCCAAGACCTCCTAGGTGGAACTTATGGGGAAGAAGAAATGCCAGAACAGCAAATAAATACCCCACCAAAATCAGTAAAAAGCGATAGTCTTATGAATAAGCTCAAAGAAGCAAAAGGCCATACTATTGAAGCTGAGGTTGTTGTTGAAGAAAGCGCAGAAACAGGCGAAGTGGCAACACCAAAACAATTGAAAGAGCTTCACGCTTTAATCGCAGTCAAAGGCTTTGCCAATGGGCGTATGCAAAAAGCCATGGAACATTATGGAGTTGAGAAAGTAGGTGAATTAACTGTAGCGCAAGCAGATGATTTTATAGCTCGATTGAATAAAGAGGATGATAAGTGATTCGGTTACATCTTGTAACCGCGTAAGAATGAATTGGGATAAAAATGACTGACGAATTAATAAATAAATTACTCGATAAACTAGAACAAATGTCATTTCTCATAGGTCAAATGTGGAGCGCAATACATGTAATAAGTATTGAATATCCGCTTTATGAGCCTGTTGTTAAAGAAATTTCAAAGAAAATTGATAAACTTTTTTATGAGAATGAAGAATGATTGATTACGACAAACTTAGGCAGGCAATGGATTTGGCCAAAAAGTATGAAATATGTATGCAAATTGGATTAACAACTTATTCTGATGGTATTCAGGAAGCATCATGCCATGGATTTTTATTTAATAAGCATTTTGAAAATATTGATGGATTATTGAAAATATTTGGTGAATTAAATCAACCAAAACCTGAGCCTAAGTTCAAGATTGGCGAAACAGTGTGGTTTATTGATTGCGATGAAAATATAAATAATTTACTTATTTATCGGATAGAAACCGAAGATGATATTTCATATTTTGATGATAATGGTTATTGCGTAACTGAAAAAGATATTTTATACCCCTCAAAAGAAGCCCTAATCCAAGCGCAGATAGACTATTGGTCAAATTTAATGCCTAAAGATAATTCCTCATTAGAAGCCGCTCACAAAGAAATAATGGAGTTGGAATTAAATCCTATGCCGAAGTGCCACCATGAAAGCGATGGACGGTTCCATTGCATATCTCCTACAGGGAATCTATCAAGCTCAATCCCTGGGTCACTTCCTGCGGGAATGAAAAAAGTTAATAAATGCAAAAAATGCGGGGAGTTCTATAGATGAAAACTTTTGCACGTATATTAATAGGAATATGTAGCTTTATCGCTTGCCTTCACTGGTTAAACCATGCATTTACAGCAAACAATTCATTTCAATCTGAAATAAGCATGATTCTAGCTGTTATTTTTGGCTTCGTTTTTTGGGCAACTATAAGATGGGAGTGTTATAAATGATTTCAAATACTATTTCAAACTACAGATTAAATTTTGAAGATAAAAATTTAGATGAATTGAAGGAAATAAGAAAAGGTTTTAATTTAAAAAATGTTCGACCAGAAGATGGAGCCGAGGCTTTTTTAATTTTCATGATAGATATCTTATTAGAAAAATTTGAGAGATTGGAAAATGATAATAAGTGAAAAACAAATAATGCAATTAATATTAATAGGTCATCAATATATAAGAATTTTAAATGAACTTTCTAGTTTAAGCGAATGCGGTAAACACAATTTAAATGCCGCAAATATTTTATTAGACGAAATTCAATCACAGCAATCCGAAAAACTTTTCGAGGTTAAAGATGCTGACTAACCAAGGATGGCAATGCCCAAAATGCCAGAAAGTGAATGCTTCCTGGATGCCTAATTGTAGTTGCCATCAAACGCAGAATTATGCATCTTATGGAGTATTAAATCACAAACCAGAGTGCTTTTATAGTAATCCATCACAGCCATTTTTAAGCACACAATTACCAACGTGCCATTGTTTTGGATTTAATACTACAACAGGATAATAAAATGAATGATTTTAAAAAAGGAGATCAAGTCGTAGTTATAGATGTAAGCTTTAATGAAGCTGAAATAAATGGTTCACCATCATTATTTGTAAATAAAAAAGAATTTCTTCATTTTGGACGTGTTGGGCATAATAAAAACGAAGCAATTGATTCAGTAATTAAACATTTAGAGAATATGAAAGATGAATAAACTTACATTAGGATTAACACCAAGTCATTTTTGGCTAAGAGAGCGAGTTCTTATGTGCATTGAGGCTTTAGAGAGACTTAAAAATAGTGAGGATTGGGATGAATACAAGAAATATGCTTTGATTTTTAGTGAAGAGCTTAACTATTGCCTTAAAGAATGGGATAAATATTATGAATGACTTCACGAAAGAAGAACTATCAATTTTATATCGTTCTTTAAATCACATGCTTGAGATTAATTATTTTATTCAGCCATCAAGTTTTGAGTTATTAAATAAAATCCAATCCCTGATTGATAACTATTGTGAGCATGAAAATGGTGGTGAATTGGAGATATTTATAGACGTTTGTAAAAAATGTAATTCTTATCTATTGAGAGATATTCATTATGAATGACTTTAAAGTTGGTGATGAAGTATACGAAATACATCCATATGCAATAAAAAAAACTAAAATTACTTTTTTAGCATCACATGATACCGGTGGATTTTATGGTCTAGAATACGATCCAACATATATCAGAAAACAAGAAATTTACAAATCCAAAAACGAAGCAATTGATGCATTGATTAAATATTTAGAAGAGATGAAAAATAAATGAAGTGGTATCCGATTAAAAAATATAAACCTAATGGAGCGGATTGCGTCCTTAGTTTAGAAAACAAGCACAATCCAAATATATACATTTATGTTGTTGGTTATTTCAATTTTTCACATAATAAATGGCTTTTTTATGAAATGGAAGTGTATGAAAAAAATTATAATTTGGAACCCACACATTTTTCCCCAATTTCACCAATTCCTATAGATGAATTATCTTGGGCTGAAGATCAATAACCTCATCCCTAACCGTCACATCATCATGACCAGGGTCTACTCCGCACCCTGGAATCATAAATAAGAATAAAATAATGAATGTTTTGGTCATTTAATTTTCTGTACGTTAGAACTGATTATTTCCCAAATAATTAGTAATTACTTTTTTTCCTTCTTCGAGACCCCTAGCAACAGTCGCAAAATAGCCTCTTTTATTTTTTCTATCAATGAATTCTTTCTGTTCTTTTGTAAGTCGCCCATCTTTTGTTTTTATCTCAATATAAAGGCCATTGTAATGAATTGTAGGGACTGCAATTTCTAAGTCAGAAAATCCCTTTTTAATCCCCATGTCTTGAAGCTTTTTACCTTCCAAAGGATGGCATTTTCTTTGATTAGCAACGTGCGCTAAATCTTCTGCAAAATCTGGATAATTGGTTTTAAACCAATTAACCAATGCTATTTGTATAAAATCCTCTTCTTTGTATCTACTTGCCCGCACGAATAATATCCGCTATTTCTTTTGCTCGATTATGAACTTGTTTCGCCCAGAGACTATCAAGAGCATTCTGCGCAGCCAAAGTATAATTTTTCTCTTTAAGCGCATTTATCATCCCTGTAAATTTAGATAGTTTATTAATTCCCAAATTAAAGTTCATATTAATTAGGGCACATTGAACATTATGGGGCTGCATTTGATACCAATCACATTGCTCAAGCTCATGAACGGTTTGCTTGTAATCGTTTTGAAACATAAGCTCGCCTTCGTCAGGGCGTATGCCATTATCAAGACACCTTCCCCATCCAATCGTAGGATGACCAAGTGTATCTAAATACATATGGCTTTTATAACCCTCATCCTTTTTTATCCAAATCTGCAAATCTTCTTCGGTCATTTTCATTCCCTTAGAGTCGCGGCATTTATTAAGATGCCGCATTTATATTAAAGAATCGCATAACCTATTAAAATTGTTCCGTTAAGCGAAGTTGCTGCCGTATTATTATAAATTGTTAAAGTAGAGGTTCCGGAGCCTGCTGTTGCTTGAATCGTAATGTTCTTAGTGGTATTTGTGCCACCCATTAAAGTCAATACAATTACTGATGTTGAAGTGATTTTAGTATTTGTCCATGTAATTGCGTAGCTTGATCCACCAACTGTAGTTAATGATGAAGTAGTAATAACTCCAGCATTTCCACTAGCAGTAACGGCGTTTGCTGCTTCTGTACCATTTGCCTTTACAAGAATAATTTGACCTGAGCCGCTCATGGTATTTACAGCATTTAATTGCATCACTTGAGCTGCAGCTATCCCAGAATCAACCATTAAACCTGCAGTTCCAGAATTTTTTGGAAAGTTACCATTTACAAAAGGAGTGGCTGTTGCACCAATTAATAATTGTCCAATTGCATTGACTGGGTCTGGAATATTTATAACACTCGCTTGCCCCATTGCATTATTAGATAAGGTAGTTGATGTATTGCCTGTATTATCAATCGCCTTAAATATAAAATTACCTTTAGATGCAGTGGATGGATAGGATATAAAATCTCCAGGAGTTCCAGAAGAACCCGCTTGAATATTTCCTTGAACTATAAATGGAACTGGAACATCAACTGCAGGAGCAGCCATTGACCAAACACCAGCATTATTTTGTAGCTGTAATAAATAAAGAACTGGGGCAACGCCAATACTTTTAGACGTTTTTGTTGAAACCAAAGCCATCATATTAGGCTTAAGTGTATTAACAAATTCTTGAGCAGCCCCATTTAAATACCCCGCAGTCGTAACTGCAGCTATAGTGTCATCTGTTTCTATATATACCCAGCTTGGGGTGTTGTTTGACAATCCCGCTTGTCCAACTTGTATGCTTTTAATTGCCATTTTCAGTCCTTATTAATTAAATTTGTTTTAATTGCTTTTTAAAGGTAATTCTTTGATAAAATCTTCTAGGCTTGGTATTGCTCTTTTATTATCCTGCATCAATATTAATTGGTCATAAGCATAATTATAAAGTGAATCACGCCATGCAATAAATGTGGATGCTTCGTTTTTCCATTTCTCATTATTTGAATTAGCATAACTAATAAATGAAATCGCATCATCATATTGTTTGTCTTGAGCATCTTGATTCAATAAGTTGCTTATATAATTATTAATTTCTCTTGAGAGCACTGAACAACTAACCTGATTTTCTATTTTTGGTTGTTGCGCAAGTATTGATTCTTCAGATGGTTTTTCTATTCCCTCTACACTCCATCTATCAATTAATATATCATCATCTGGCTGTCGAAAAGTAATATTACCCGCTTCAATTTCACCAGGATAAAGATGTCTTGTTAATTCAACTAAGTTAATTGTCATTTCATGTCCCGTTTAATATAAGCTAACCGCATAAAGAGTCCCGCTCGCAGTGGATGTTCCTGAGCCAAATACAGAAAGAGCAGAAAGATATACAGTTGTAGTTGAGCTAAAAACCTGCATAAGTGTTGGGCTAAGCCCGCAGTAGTTCACACTTGCAGCACCCGAATAATTTTGAGTAATAAGTGAATTATCAGGCAATGTTGCTGATGTAGTGCTAATCCATCCTGCTGCGGAGGTAAAGTTTGCAGTAGTATTTTGAATCCAAACAGAACCAGACATCAAATATATACCTGCTGGTAAACCAGAAATAGATGTAACATTCTTAGCAGTATTACTCACCAAGTTAGTAGCACTTGCAACAGGGATGTTGGATGAATAAGATGTTCCAGTTGTGGCATTGTTAGCAAGTGATTTTGTATAAATCCATGAACTAGGCGTATCATTTGCAGTGGAAATTGATGTCACAAGGCATGATGTTAAAACCGATGCATTGTTATATCCTACTGTAACTAGAGTAGAGCCATTATTTGATTGTATAGTTAACGTACCTGTTGAAGCATTGATAATGTTATACGTCAACCCTGTTTGACCAAAACTCACAACACTTGGCAAAACAATTGTCTGATTTAAAGTTCCAGTAAAATAAAGATTAAAATTACTTGAAGTTGTTAATGTGGTTGTTCCGCCAGCGGTAGCTATAGAGTTTACATATTGAGCCAATGGCCCTGACATCTGCAAAGGAACTGCAATGACACCAGGGTTGTTATTTATTGGATTATTCGTAGTCATTTTCTACCCTTAAGCAATAGTCAAATTACCCCAACCAGCAATAGCAATAAACGTGGTATTTGCTGTAACACATAATATTGTTATTGAGTCATATCTATTGGTACTTGTAATAGTTCCTGCTGTAGTTGTTGGGCTACTTCCAACGTTGCATACTTGACCTGTCCCCATTTGAATTTTCCATCCAGCAGTTCCAAGTCCTGCTACAGCAAATACGGAGCCTTGAGCTACTGTATTAGGAATGGTCACAGTGGTTTGGGACGCGTTCGATATAATATATCCTTGGTTAACAGCAGCAGTCTGCGTGGTTCCAGATACGTTATTCCAAACAATTGAACCCACGCCCGAGCTTGCTATAGTGATACTTCCATCACCATTGGTAATCGTAATCCCAGTACCTTGAGTTAAAGTAGCCGCCGTACCATTTGCTGCTGAACCACCAATAACTAATTGACCGTTTGCCGTTAGTTGTGGGCTATTTACCGCATTATTAGTTGCCATTTATTAATCCTTGTTAAGCTATGGTTAAATTTCCTATTACACTGGTTACAGCAAAAACTGTATTTGCCGTGGTGCAAACAATACTCACGCTATCCCACTGATTTGTTGATGCTAATGAACCTGCCGATGTCGTTACAGACGCACCAAGATGGCATGTTTGCCCTGTATTCATGCGCAATAACCAACCGCCAGCACCTTTGCCTTGGACTGCAAATACAGTGCCTTCTGCTACTGTTGCAGGGATTGTTACTGTAGATAAACTTGCGTTGGAGATGATGTAGCCTTTTCCAGGAGCAGCCGTTATGGACGTTCCAGGTAAATCAAGCCATGTCAAAGAAGTTACTGGTGCATTTGTTCCTAATAAGATATAAGACCATGATGCAGCCGTTCCAAAAGTTGAGTCAATTAATAGGTAAATACAACTTTGTCCTGGGGCTATTGTATTGATATTATTTGAACTTGATGTTTGTACTGTAATGACACCAGAAGATGCATTTATAATGTTACAGGTTGTACCAATTGTCGCAAAATTCGGTAATTGTATCGTTTGATTTAATGTTCCTGTGCAATATTGATTATATGTAGAGCCTGTTAACAAAAATGTAGTGCCTCCAGCAGTTACAATATTTGTAACCGCATTATTCACGCCACCATAGTTAAAAATCAATGATTGTGCTGTAATCTGATTAAAAGTTGGATTATCATTATAACAAAGAGCATTTTGTGCAGCGATAATGTTCCATCCATTGCCTGAATTATCACTTAATGAGGTACATGTAACCTTTATATATTCTGCATTATACAGTGTTTTAAGTGATGTAGTATCATTTGATTGTATTGTGATAGATGAACTAGTTAAACATACAATATAGAAACTAAACCCTAATGATGGAAGTGTAGTTACATCAGGCAAAACAATCGTTTGGTTTGAACTTCCTGTAAAATACTGTAAATAAGTAGATGATTTTGTTAGATTTGTTGTGCCACCAGATGTAACCGTAGTTGTGTACCCAGAATTTTGAGGTGTATTTGCTGCTACAGCCGAATTAATTAATTCAAAATGGTCATAAGTGCTGGAATAAACCAACATGGCCATCTGACCCACAACCAATTCACCACCAGTCAAAGCAGTATTTGCCGAGGTAACAATATTTTTAGTCGTACCATTTACTGTAATAGTTGATGCCGTTGTATTTGTATGAGCAACTAACATATAAACAGTCAAAGCATTCACAATACTTGGAGGCGTTGGATTTAATGTAACAACATAAGCATTAGCAACCCCCGCATCAACAGCAACGTTATAAGCATTAGTTTGTACAGCAAATGTGTCTGCCAAAGAAACAGTGGGGTTAAGCACCTCAAATTGAGAGGAATTTGCATTATAAATAAGCAGATAAGTAGTATTCGCAGCCATATCTCCAGCAGCTAAAGCGCCATGGGCGAATACAATGGTTTTAGCACCCAAACCATTTACGTTCAGAGTTGGAGTAGTGGTTAAGTTAGTATGTGCTCCGGTGTTCATAAATATTGGCATACCATCGGTATATGCTGCAGGAGCAGGAGTCAAAGTAACTGTAAATGCATCATTCACACCACCGGCCAAATTATAGTTGAAGGCAACCTTTTGAAATTGCCGGGCAAAATCACTGAACTGCATTGCGGCGTCATCATTCACGCCATATGGTGACTGACCAAAGTACATTAAATCCGTGCTAGCATTCGTGGTTATGGGATTTGCCACATAAACTTGTTCAATATTCTTTGACATAATTTTCCTTGTTTATAGCAACGTCAAATCTTCACCGTCCAATAAAGTGAAAATCGTATTATCTAGCCATAGAAAAAACCCAAATGGTGGTGGCGGTGACAAAAAGCTTTCTGAAAAGCTTGTATCAAATGGACTATTAATCAATGGATCGTTCTCTTGTGTAAGGTTATGACCCAATGGATTATTTAATGGTCCCATTATGTTAAACTCGCATAGTTGTTAATTACTTGTAGTTCGATGCAAAACCAAGGAACTCCAGCATCTGCAGTAATTAAACTAATAACGCTCCCACCTTTTACTTGTCTACCTGCTGGATTAAGCACCGTATTAACGCGTCCTACAGTAGTGGATGGAACAGTGGCAGTCCCGGAAAAATCAACCCAAATATTAAAACCAGGTGAAAAAGTAAATATTGCCAACCAATATTCATTGTTGCTAGGAACAGTGAAATGCTGTTCGGTATTGGCGGCTAAGCCACCTGCGTAGACATCGTAAGTCGGAATAACGCCAAATGCGTTGTATCCATTGATGTCTCTTGTCATGCAAAGTTTTGTCGACATGTTCAATCCTTTTAAGTAAAGACGCCTAGGCGCGCATCAGCTGTATAATGCCAAGTTAGCACTAAAGTGTTGTCGCCTCCCGACCCATATGCAGTGTTTGTTTTGCATATATACATATATCCATTTTTATCTATATTGGTAATGCCATCTGTTCTAAAAAATGTGGCAAGAGATCTCGGTACATTTGAAGAGTCGAATGCTTTAAAAGTATTAAAATTACCGGAAGACCCTCCAGCAACAGGATCGTATATCAATAATTGATTTGCATTGACTTGCATATTATTGCGCTTAACTGAACGAAATATTGTGCCAAAACTTGTTGATATTGCATTAGTTGTAGTTTCACCTTGTAAATTATTAAAACTTGTGTTTGTCGAAGCTGTACCAGGAGTAACACCAGGCAAATAACTCGTTTCATAATAATACTGGCACTCTCTCAAAACCTCATCCACAGTCTGAGCGGCAGGGATAGTAGGATTATTACCCGGTGTTAAAGAAATATTATTAAATACAATATTATTTCCATTTGTTACAGAATTAGTGCCAACAACGATTGCAAATGCAGCTGCTGTTTTATAAGCAACGCCAGTTGTATCAACAAATCCAAAACAACCATAGTCACCTATGGTATTGGTATTATTGGTTTTGATTAAGGAACTAAGATTCTGGCATTTGATTTCTGTCCATCCTGCGGCAACTGAAGGACGTCCATCTGCATCTAAAGAAGAAACAACAGAAGCTCCAGAAGTCACTTTTGTCGTACCATCAACTGTCATGGTAGGGATATTAGCTGTGTTATTTGTCCACCATAACGTTACATTTAACTTTTGCGCTACTGAGCTAGAACATCTTATTGCAACACTTAAACCTTGAATCGCCTGTATCATCAAATCTTTCATCTTGCTGCCATCAAGATATTGAATTACTGCCATTTGACCTGTTGCTGCAGCCGTTAATGACAGTCCATCTGTTTGAGTATCAGCGGCAGTTGTAATTCCACTATTAACGCTTTGAAATAATATGGTCTGGTCCCAAATATAATAAGATTTATTCGAACCTACAGCTAATGCAGTTCCAGAATAAAAAAACTGAGCGGGGTTTAAAGGAAAATCCCATCCAACCAGGTAACTTGCTGTTGGTTTAAATTGCAACAAAGGACTATAGTAATTAAATAAATGGTCAGTTTCTCGTTGTGGAGACTGCTGCAAATAGCTAACAACTTCAGCGTTATTTGAAACACCGCATAACTGGACGCATGATATTTGTACTGGGGCTGATACTGGAATAACAATAGTTATATCTACATAACCAGTCCCTATTCCAGGGTCGGTAATTTGTATTGGTGGATTGTTTGCAATTGTGACAAATCCGCCGGGTACTGTAGAGCCTGTACATATTTGCTGAATTGTTCCAGTAATCGATGGCGTATAATTCATTGTAACTGTATAAGTTCCACCATCTGTTGCTTCAGCAATAAATGTCCCAGAGACATATTGTCCTGCAAATAATCTAGGAGAAGTTAATCTCTGTCTTAATTGAATAGGCTGACTATATCCTGTAGAAGTAATGCCAATCGCATAGGCAGGATTTCCTGGAGCCGTATCATCAGTAATTTGTTGTTGATAAATGCTAAAACTACCGGTTCCCGTAGTAACTACATACCAATCTGGTGCTATTTGTGTCGCAGTATTTGTTCCAGTAGTGCTATAAGAAATAGCAGTGCCGGTACTAATTGCAGTCGAACTAAATGAAACATCACTAAATTGTGAGTTAGATAATATGTTTTCTGTAGTATCAGCATCATTAACACCTGCGGATGATGCTTCTATGCCAGGCCAATTTGGAATATCAAATTGAAATACATTGGTACTGCTATATACGGTTATATAGTAGTTTTGAACAGTCTGAGAAGGCGGATTATCATTAGGACTTCCAGTGAAAGGCCATAGATATACAGCGATATTACCACCAGAGCCATCAATAAATGAGCCAATACCTGATAATGTCAGCACTGCGCCTAATGATGTATAAGTATATGAGCCTGGGCCAGAGCCTGTTAATTGATAGACATTTTTTGGAACAGTTCGGTTTTCATCTTCCCAAAAGTACACCTTTCCCTCGGATAAAAAAGTGTCCAAAGTCTTATCAAATAGACATTGTTGCAAGGGAGGCATAATCACGGCAGCATTGAGCGACATATTAAATCCATTTACTGGCCAATGCTCTATATTTTACCGTAATTTTAGTTGGTGCGCATTAAATTCCGTACTACATGTTGTGTTTGTAAGTTTTTTTGGTTTTAATCTATCCAATCATTCCAAGCAAGCCAAAAAACCAAGCCAAGTAAAATAAAAAAAGCCATGTCTATCTCTATGTGTGAATATTAATTAATCATACTTCAGATTATTGAAGCATTTTAATATTTAATTTATAATCTGCTTTTTTATAACAATGGAGAAAAATATGTGGTTTTTTATAACATGCATGGTAATTCTTGTATTAAGTTATATTGCTGCCTAATTAATTTATTTAAGCAGCCTTTCTAACTCGTATAATCCTAATCCACCCAATCCGGAACCAACTCCATATTGTAAATATTTATTTCCTAATGCTTTATTTAATTTTCTTCTATATTCAATCTCCGGATGCTCATGCTGACCGAGTTTAGACATAAAATCTTCTTCTTCTTGAATTTTATTAGCAAAATTTTTAGGCCTTATCTCACCTGACTGTAGTGATTTTATTGATTTGCTTTTTAAATATGGGCCAACAGCATCTTTATAAAATTGACGAGCCTCATTATATTTTAAACTTAAATCTGAATTACCACTTTTATGAAAATTACTCATGATGCCAGCTCTTAATTGCTCAGATAAATAATTTGCCTCATCTTTGGCCTTTCTTTCTAAAGAGTGTTTTGGAGCATTTTTAATTAATCGAGCATATTTCGCTAAATCACTTTGCGCATCATGAGCATTAGCTAAAGTAGGACGCTTATTAAACTCTTCTAAAGAGTCTAAATATTTAGGATTCCCGTTCTTTTTTAATACGCGCATATTAGCAGAAATAGGATTAAGTCCGCTTACTCCTCTTTTTTCTGCTTCTTTAAAAACCGTACTGAATTGGGTTGCTGCTTCTTTTTTTGCTTTGTTAAGTCCACTTAATACATTTTCTGCAATATTTTTGGATTTTAATTTTGATAAGCCTTTGAATGCTGCACCCGCTAATGGGACAGCCGCGCCTGTTAATGCGCCCTCTATCCTGCTTCCCTCTTTATTTTCGCCAAGTAATGCGCCAGATGCTAATCCTTGAGCCAACTTACCACTTAATCCGGCTTCGGCCGTTAAACCGAGCTTACTTAATAACCCAGCGCCCGTACTATATGCAGGTATTTGAGCACCTAATTCACCAGCGCCAAAAGCAATTCGAGTTGCTGGTGATTTATCGATATATTGAGCCAAATCTGGATGAGGTATTTCATGCCCTAAAGGTTTTGCAATAACATTTCCCAGTGAAGCGCCGATATCTCCAGCCCCCTGAAGCAACCCTCCAGCAAATGCTGGTAATCGAGTCGATTCTATAAATTGATTAAATTTACCTGCAGCATTTCCTGCTTTCTGTAACCAAGAAGAAGATTCCGGTTTTTCATTTTGAGAAATCAAATGCTCTAATTCCTCAGTAGACATTTTAGAAAAATCCATATTATTGCGCTCCTCTTCTTTTAGCTAATTCTGCTTTAGCAAGTTGTAATTGATCGGCAGTTAAAGGCTCTCTACGCTTGATCAATGCATCCACTTGAGGCTTAAACTTGTCTAAAGGAGTATCTTTTACGGCTAAACGCGAAGCCTCAAGCGAAGACTTACCTTGCTCTAAATAATCTGCTTTTAACCGAGATCGTTCTGATAAGACATCATTTATAAGTTTTTGAGCTTTTAATTTTCCTATAAATACATCAGGGAAATCATTTGGCGATGCTTTAATGCTATTAATTAAGGCTTGGTCTCTCCCCGTAAATGCACCTTTTAAGGAAGGAGCAACTTGCAATGCTATTTCACCTGATGAAGACTGTAACTGACCTAATAATTGTTGTTGTTCTGGAGTTCCAAACCAATTAGTCAATGGTTGGTTAATTCTCCCAGTAACATTTCTAAAGTCAGGATTATTTTCAGCGGCATTCGCTAACTCATCCAATGCCAATCCTTGGTTTTGTAGACCATTATAAATGTTAACCGCATTATTATATTCTTCTGCTTTTCCTTTACCCATTCCAGTGGCAAAAGCGGTTTCTTCTGCTGATGGGCCAACCTTGGTTGATGAAATACCGGTTAACGGGTTATTCGTAATTAATTGTCCATTAACAACTTGATTACTTACAGGCAAATGCAATAATCCAGCAACAAGATTTGCTCTATCCATTCCGCCTTGCTGAGGAGAGCCATTCCCTGCTTTATTTTGTAATTTATCGGCATAATTATTTTGCATTCCTTGGCTATTTCCACCAACTAACCCACCATTCATGACACTATTATATAAATTACCTAAAACACCTGATTTTTGAGCATTAGCTATTGCTTGTTGTGCTTGAGCTATCCGTAATTGTTTTTCAAAAGGCAATAGACCTAATTGGCCGCGATGCAAAGCTTCTTGCGCACCAAGATTACCAGTACCAGCCTGAGTATACTTCAAATTAGCCAATTCTTTTTCAGCGGCATACTTAGCCTTAGCCTCATTAATCTTATTTGCCAATTGCTCGGAGTAGTTCTTATTAGCAAGAGCTTGCGGCTTGTACTTTGCCTCCTGATACAAATTAGCATTCTCCAGTCCCGAGCGTATTGCTTCACCTAAATCAAAACCGCCAAGACCGCCCATGTCAGCAGCACTTAATTTAAATGGAACTCCTTTAATATCTGCAGCCATGATTTATCCTTAACCGTAAGACCGATTTGGTAGAAGATTTAAATTACTGTTATTCATGTTAGGCAAAAATGAAGTGCCAAACTTGAAAATATTATTCATCAAATTCGCCTGATTCGCATTTTTCCCGGCTTGTCCTGCATAACCATACTGTGCTTGGCTACTTAATAAGTTGGCTAACATATCACCATAGCCCGTGGATGCTTTGAATCCCTGCTCTCCAAGACCCTGCTCACCTTGTAATCCTGTGCCATATAAACCAAGAATATGATTTAAATAATCTTCAAAATCCTTGCTGGATAAGTCCATCGCTTTTTCAGCGGAGTGTTGTTGGTGCTCTAAAGAGCCTGCCATGCCACCAGCCGCAGCGGCATTACCCGCACCTCTTAAAGCGGCTTGCAATCGAGTTTGATAACCTGGAGATTCTTGATAGCCTTCGCTAAATTTATTGTATAAAGCATTGGGGTCATTGATTAGATTCCCATATTGCTCCATAAGAAGTTTATTGGCATCTTGTCCCTGTTGAATATATGGGTCGTAATAGGGTTTAGTTTGCCCAGGAATTCTCTCTAAATATTTGTTTGCCTCATCAGCGGGATTTTTACCGCCGCCTATCCATTCGCTTAACCATGACATAATAGCTCCTTAAGTCAACGTCACTGTTTTGAATAAGGGAGCGGTATTGGGATATGTGTTGTCGTTTCTAACCGCTATCATTACCTTATCTTGAGTATAATCATTTGGGTCTGGTATTACATATAAAATCGTGCCCAAGGCGCATGTAAATTGACCTTGAGCATTTTGGTTGTTTTGTATGACAAGCATATTAGCTTGGCTTTGTGTTGGCGCAACCAATCCTTCTTCGCTCGCACCTAACTGTAAGGCTTGAATCAAATTTTGCCTGAACTGATTTTCTTCTGAAGTTGGATATCCATCTGCGGTGGTCATCTGACTCACTGGCAAATCAGGAATGTTCATGCATTGTCCTTAACACAAATATTAGTATAATTATACCGCAAATATAGAAGACCCAGCACGAAAAATCAGCAACTAACTGATCGATTTGCTTTAGCTGACCTTCTGGAGATTAGAAATGATTAAAAATTGTTTATTTTGTGAAAATGAATTTAAAACATTTGTTTCTGAAATAAAACGTGGCAACGGAAAATTTTGCTCTCAATCTTGTTCGACAAAATATAGATTAATAATATCAAAAAATTTGAAACGGAAAAATGTATTTTATTCTCCATATGAGCGATTTTTTTCTTATATTTCTAAAGATAATCATCCCCATAATTGTTGGATATGGATTGGATGTAAAAATAAACAAGGATATGGTCGATTAAGGATTAATTATAAAGATAAAATGGCGCATCGATTATCATGGATATATTATTATGGTGATATACCAGAAAATTTATGTGTATGTCATAAATGTGATAATCCTTCTTGTGTCAATCCTGACCATTTGTTTCTAGGAACGCATAAAGAAAATTCAATTGATAGATCTAAAAAAGGTAGAAACAGAAATCAAAATGGCTCTCGGCATAATTTTTCAAAATTAATTGAGTATCAAGTTTTAGAAATTAGAGAACGATTAAATAAAGGCGAAAAAGGAAAAGATTTAGCGAATGAATACAATGTTCATGTTATGACAATAAGTAATATAAAAAAAAGAAAGAAATGGAAACATATTTAGCACATTGTTTTTATAAGTAGCATTCTACGATCCCGTCTCCAACGACAAACCTCGAAAACCCAACAAACTGCAATCTCGCAGTAAAATCATTCGCGCGCCCCAGTCTTTGAAATAAGAAACGAGATTTTCTCTGCGCGGTCGGGTTCATATTCATGGATGCGTTATTACCAAAGGTCTCGCCACCATCACGAGAAATACCCAATAATACCTGCATCTGATAGACATCTGGATATATTTCAGGGTTGGGCTGCCCTTGTTCAATAGTAAATCCAAGACTTTTGTATATCAGAGGGCGTTGATTAGGTAGTCTTATTGGCGAACAGATGCGAACTCTAGGTATTTCTTCTTGCGAATTTTCATAATTGTAACTGGTGTATTTCGTGCCAAACTCATAAAGATTAGAATCATTGTAACTTACAAAATAATACGTGTTATTGAAATAAACGATTTTACGCGCCGGATGATAGTTCATGTTTTCATCGGTAATCGTAAAGAACGTTTCGTTGCCTAAATCAAGCGCCAATGTAATATTATCTGTCTTAAACGTGACTTGATAGAACAAATGACCATCTAGTTTGATGATAAATCCACTGCAATCTTCAGGGGCTGTCAACGTTGATAATAAATAATCAATGCCATCTGTTGAGACTTCTTTAATATCGCCACCCGTTGTATACATGATGACTGGGCCTGCTTCTTCGCTAATGCCCACCCAAACAATGTAATTGCCTTGATAAGCGATTGATTCCGGATTAATGCAGCCGTAATCCAAGTTAAAAGAGCTATTTCGTGAATAAGGGAAAAGCGCTTGCCCTGTAAATGTCCATTGCTCACCTACTGTATTACCAAAAACAAAAGCCATGTTTCCACGCCCTGGCATGGGAACGATGGCTTGGGTTGTATCTGGCTTTGTTTGTAGTTGACCTTCAAATTCTGTATCAGAAGGCCAAGACAATCCATTATTTTGCTCAGATAATCGCCAAGTAGAGGTATTTGTAGCGCAAATAAAATAAGTATTTTGGAATGAAAGAAACCCCGGAACAAAATCAATGGTTGCTATGGAAAAGGTGAACGTATTTTGGTCATAAATATAAATATTAACCATATCAGAAAACGCAATTTGCCCAGCGTTATTTTCAGCAATATACACGGGTCCAGATGCAGTTGTTAGCACCCCGATAAATGATGGAACTAGATTATGGTCGTAACGAACCACGACATTCCCGGCGACAACATACATTGAATCAAATACAGTACTGACATGTGCGCCTCGACCTTTTGCATTAGGATTTGCAGTGATTTC